CTTCCTCAAGGTAGGCCGTGCCGAGCTTGCGCTGGTAATCGAGTGCGTTCGGGTCGTTCGACTGAAGCAGATCGGGTTGATACGGAACGCCGATCTTGGCCGCCATCGCCCGAGCCGTCGCCGGAAGTAACTGGGTCGAACCTAGTGCGCCAGCGGGACTTACCGCTGTCCCGTTATTTCGGCTTTCGACGTAGGACAGGGCTGGCAGCACTCTGGCTACGGGGAAACCCGCCAGACGCGGGCTGCGTCTGACCTCCGTTCTGCGGTGGCGCTGGAGGCGCATCGCTCAATTGCCCAACCGGCGCCGTCGGGGCCATCGGCGGACGGACAAGCTGGCGCACCGTCGAGCCATCCGGCTGCTGAACGTCGAGCGCCTGGAACGGGGTGAGACGGGTCTGGAGCGCCTGGGCATACATCGCCTTGCCGGCGGGGCTGTTGGGGTCGGTGCCCGACTGACGGATGAGCTGTGTCGTCTCGTCATTCGGGTTCTGGCGCTGGTAATCGTACATTTCACGCTGGCGCTCGAACTCCTGCTGCTGATGCTGCTGGTAAAGCGCTTCCTGCATCGTCAACTGACGCTGCTGGCCCATCATTGCTGCATACGGCCCCTCTTTGCCTGCGGCGCCGGCAAGCGCGTCCGCGAGAATGCCGAGGATCGGGTTCATCTTGGGGAACTGGACCGCCTGAGCAATCGGCGCCTGATACGCCGGGGCTTGGGCGGGAAGGTTGACGAACCCGACGCGATAGGGCGCGTAGGGGTCTTGCGGAGTGCCGAACGCCATCTTAGCCCATCCCCGGAATTGAAGGAAAGCTTACTGGAACAGAAGAAAGCGGCACTGGATTGAGCAGTCCTGGGGAGACGGCAGCGCCGCCAAATCCGCCTCCCCCACCAAGCCCACCCAAAGCGGCAGCTTGAGCGCCGCTGGCAAGAGCCGAAAGCAGCATTCCACCGATCGCCGGGCTGCTCGATGTGGTCGATGTGCCGTTGGTGGTGTTGTAGTTGCCGAGCAGGTTGCGAATTGCCTCGGAATAGGTCGAACCAGCCGCCTGCGGAAGACCCGCCGAAACCGTGGCGAGGCCAGCCAACTGTCCCGGTGCCGCGTTCTGGTATGCGCGTTCCTGCGAATAGTTCTGATAGCGGAGTTGGTTCTCGTTGTTCGCCAGCTCGCGTGCGAGAACCCCAGCATAATCGCCGCTGCCGTATCTTCCGGCACTTTCAAATTGCCCCGAAACTCCGTTGGTAATGTCTCGGTTTGAGTTGTCGATGACCCCTTGGAGATACGGATTGCCATTGAGGTATTTGCCGTCCAGCACGCTCTGCGAATAATCGAGCGCGTCGTTGATGCGCGGCATAAGCGTTGCGTTGTTCTTTACCGCCGCGTCGTAACCTGGCTGAAGCGTGTTTGCCGCGCTCGATACATACGGCGAAGCGAACGGGCTTGGCGCCGTCGTCTGCGTCGATTGCGTTTTGGACTTTGAAGTTGAGAGGCCCACTTAAAGCACCTTCCCCAATGTGACTTGATGGATTTCGTAGCCGCGTTTCTTGAGCGTCCTGGCCCATCCGGCGCGGCTTTCGACCATTGTGTGTGTGCATCCCGCCTGCTTCGCCCATGCCTCGGCAGCGGGAGCCAGTTCGTGGACGATTTCGTTCAAATCCCCGGTCGCGCACAGGCAATGCAGCGTCAGTGCGTTCGGGTATTTCTGTATCTCGGCAGCAATGGCCGATTTGTCGGTGGCCCAGATTAGCGCCGAGCCGTTGGCAACCTTGGCGTCCAGTTCCTCGATCCGGTGAAAGTCCGGGTCCATCGCTTTTGCGAACCCGGCCCGAAACTTGGCGTAGGTCATGGAATCTCGGTGTCGGTGAACCGATTGATACCGCCGGAAACGAAGTTGCCGCCGACCGAACCGCCAGTCTGAGCCGCCCCGCTGGGCTGCGTGATCGTCCCGCCCGTGTCGGATGTCGTGTCGGCAATGGTCTGTGTCGGCGCGACCGTGGCAACCGGCAGCGACCCGATGAGGTTCGGGATGTTGAACGTGGTCGAACCATCGCCCACGCCCCACGTCGTTCCGATCGCATCGAACAGTTGCGGAAAGTCCGTCCGCGCAACCGCCGAGCCGTCGCATAGCAAGTGGTTGTTCACCGGGTCCGTGATTGGCCTTGCGAGAAGATCTCCGACCTCGTGCCGGGATGTGTTCAAGCCCGCGATGGCGTTGGCAGTCTGGCGATTGAAATTGAGCTGCGAGGCGGCAACGATCGGTATTGCCGATGGGTAAGCTGCGTTGGTGCAGATGAACCAGTAAATGACGCCCGCGACATAGAGGGTATAAGCTTGGTCGCCGTGGGCCGCGAGATTGTCGGTTGCCCGAACCGTGAAGCTGTAATATCCGGTAACGGTCGGCGTGCCGCTGATTACCCCGCCGCTGCTAAGGCTAAGCCCTGTTGGTAGCGCACCGGAAAAGATCGAATAAGTGTATGGCGCCGTCCCTCCGGAAGCGGTCAGCGTCTGCGAAAATGCGGTGCCCTTTACCGCGCCCGACAGGGTTGCCGGGGCAATCGCAATCGTCATCGCCTCGCGCCCTTGGCAATGTCGAGGTCGATGCCCTGGTTAAACGTCCACGGCGTTCCTGCCGCTATCGCCATGCCGATCCGGGCATAGCGTCCGCTCTCGCGCACCGGCATGTCGCCACTGCCCTCGATGTCCGTGTAGGTGTTGAAGGCCACCGAATCCCCGAGCCTCGAACGACAGGCAACCGAAAGCGTGAAGCCCGTCGTTGCGTCGGTCAGCGGTCGAGCCATCCTGATCCGCGCGTCCCGGCCCGGAACCAGTTCCGCATCGCCATATTGCCACGAGGCCGCCAATGGAATGCCGCTGAACGATCCGAGGCTGAAGTCAGGAGCGAAGGCATAGAAAAGAGGATTGCCGCCCTCCCAGAATGGGCTGTCCAGCGTATAGGGCACGCCCTCCAGGCTCGCGTAAATCAGCCCGATCTCTTCCAGCGTCCACGACCGGGTGAAACCGGAGAAGATGATCGGCGCCACCTGGTTGATGATGCTCCAGCTGTCGAGGTTCCAGTTATAGACCCATATCTTGTCGGGCATTGCCCACGCGACGAGCGTGTTCTTGAGGTCGATCGCCGCCGACATCGAGGGATAATCAGCGTTGTTGTAAAGCGCGGCGAAAGTGCGGTCGATGCGCTCCTGCCCAATGGCCTTGATCGTCGCCCCGTCCCACATGACGAAGCCCGCGTCGGAGAGCCAGAAGCCGAGCGTCCCGGCCTGGATGACCGAGTGCGGCGAAACACAACCGATGTTGCTCGAAATCTCGTCGAACTGGAACACTAGGTTGCTGCCAACGTAGGTCATGCGCGAAACGCGGCCACGCTGGAGAATAAGCCCGAGCTCGCCCCCGAGCAGGCCGGTTACTTCACCCCCCGTCGGAAGGATCTGATAATCGCTCTGCGCGAGGCCGATGGTCCACGCCTCGGCGTTGTTGATGCCTGACCAGCGGACCTTGTTGACTACTCCGTCGATGTTGCCTCCGACGAGAAAGTCCTTGACCACGGCCAGCATCTTGGCTTTCGGCGGACTTCCTCCGAGATTGGCCGTGGTGAACGAGGTTAGGTCGATCTTCTGCATCGGATCGACGCCATTGGTGGCGATTGCGAGGCCGCCGAACTGGGCGAACCTCCAGCGATCGGTCGTGCTCATGGTGTAACCGGAGCCCACGCTGGTCCAGCCGGTCAGGTTGCCCTTGTAGAGGTTGGTTTGCGTGCCGGCGATGATCGAGGTCAGGCCGGCGGGGGAAACGAATGTCGCTGCGCCCATTGGTTTGGATGCAAGGGCCGTGGTTACGGCGTTGAACTGCCCTACCGGACGATAGCCGACCGCGCTCCTGTAGGTGTTGGAGGCGATCTGAAGCCCGTCCGACATAAACCCCGGCCTGTCGGGCTCATAGCCCCCAAGGAGCATCCGCATCAGGTGCGCTTGATCGACGGACCAAGCGGCGCCGGCCCCCACCGCCTTGCGTCACTGTCAACGTGCAGCTCCTGGATTGCCTCATCCAGCGCGGCCTTGATTAGGGGAAGCCGCTCATCGTTCCACCCGAAGAACTCGGCCTGAACAAGCGAGCCGTAAAGGTAGATGTCGGGCGCCCGCGCCAACAGCCAATTGCTGGTGACGGTGTTTGAAAGAGCGGGAAGCGCCTGTTTGTAAACGATGGTTGCCGTGCCAGTCTCGACAGGATCGGTCTGGATTTGTCCGGCGACGATCGAGTAAACCACCCACGGGTCGTCGAAATCTGCGGAAATCTCTTTCAGCGCCCCGAAGTCGGCCGGAAGCGTCCCAACCCCATCGGTGATCGTAACGGTGGTTATGATGTCCTGGTCGAGGTCGTCTAGCTTGCGGCGAAAGCGCGCTTCGGCAAGTTGGATAAACTCGGGGATTTGGGCCGTGAACGTGGTCGAGCCGCTCTTGTTGAGCCAGTTGCCGATTGCGGTCTGAAGGCTCGCATAATCCGAAATCACAGCACGGCCTTTCCGCTCGGGTTAAAGGCCGGGTTCATCATGCACAGCTTACGCATCTCGTCGGCGTATTCGGGCTTGTAAATGAGGTCGGTCCACGGGCTGATGCCGCGAAAATTGGCGTACTGAATAGCTACCGCTTCGGGGATTTCTCCGATCAGGTAGCCCAGCCCATCGACGGCCTTGACCCCGTGCAGGCGCTTGGCTGAAACCTCTTTCAGGACCGGTTCGACATCCTGCGTCCAGCGCACGCCCACAACGTCGTCGGTGTGGTCGTACAGGAACTCTTCGGTGACGCCGCCCTGAGTGTCCTTGGTCAGCTTCTCAACGGACATTGGTACCCCCAAAGAAAG